TAAACAATGCAAATTGATATTACATATTTATCAGCTTCAGATACTCTTTCCACAACAGTCCTATTATACCCCCTATATTACTCATATAGCAATATCCCTATAGAGTCTGAAGCTGATATTATTTTAGAGTATTTATATGATTGATATTTATACTCAAGAAGGAAAGGGGAAGGCTCATGGAAAAGCAGGTTATAATCCATTATTAGATGAATTACTTGGAGGAATTGATAAAGGAGAACAAAGACCTGATTTTATGCAAATGATTAGAATGATTGAATCTGATGATGAACAAAAAGCGGTAGCAAGTAAACTTCATGGAGAAGAGTATTCTGCTAAAGGTGTATATCAATTCACCAATGATAGTGTAAAAACAGCAAAAAAAAGAGCATTAAATTTAGGTATTGACCAAGGATTCGTTAATTCAATACCAAATGACCCTACAATGTGGACTGATAAAGAGGCTGATGTTATGTTCTTATCAAATATGTTTGCATCTACAATGAAGAAAAAAGGATTTGTTGATGAGTTGCTTAAAAAAGCATTTGCTGGAGATAGACAATCAATGCAAGATTTATATTACGGAGTTCATCATACAGACCCAGATGCAAGAACAAGAAGTAGGGTTGAACAATTTATGCCGCTAGACATTTAATGGCTAATTTAAACTTAAATGGGAATGTATCTCAAAATGAAAAGATACTTGAAATGGCATTTAATGACCTTATTGTATTTGGCAAATTATTTTCTCCACAAGATTTCCTAGCATCCGCAACTCCTGATTTTCACAATGGCGTAGCAAAATTATTATTAGATAGAAAGGTTCAACAATTAGCTTTGGTTTTGCCTCGTGACCACGCAAAGTCAACTTTAGCATCATGTGCAGTGTTGCATAGGTTCTTATTTGCGAAAAAAGAAAGCCCAGAATTTATCGCTTGGGTTGGCGAGGCTCAAGACCAAGCTACAGATAATCTTGCTTGGATACAAAATCATATATATGAAAATCCTGCAATTCATTACTATTTTGGTGATTTGCAAGGAGATAAGTGGACAAAGACCGAAATTGTATTGAAAAATAACTGTAGATTGATTGCAAAAGGAACATCACAAAGACTTAGAGGTAAAAAGCAATTATCTACAAGATATACAGGCATTGTCCTTGATGACTTTGAATCAGAATTAAATACAAAGACTCCAGAAGCACGTCAACAGATAAAAAATTGGGTAACTGCTGCTGTATATCCTGCAATTGACTTTGATAAGGGTGGATTTTTATGGTGCAATGGAACAATTGTGCATTATGATTCATTTTTAAATGGTCTTGTTAAAAATTATGAAGCAGCAAAGAAAACTGGTGAAGAATATTCATGGGATGTTGAGGCTCATAAGGCTATACTTGATGATGGTACAACACTATGGCCTTCAAGATGGCCTATTGCAAAATTAGAGGAAAGAAAACAATTTTATATTGATTCTGGTACTCCAAGTAAGTTTTATCAGGAATATATGAATCAAGCAAAGTCTCCAGAAGACCAAATATTTAGCGAAGAAGATATTACAGACGGATTTTATAAAGGTAAAGTTAGATTTGATGAGGAATGTGATTCATGGTATATAAAACTAGATGATGGGAGGACTGAGTATGTCAATATATATATGGGTGTCGACCCTGCTTCAACACTTAGTATTAGGAACGATTATAGTGTTATCATGGTTATTGGCGTTAGTGCTGAATTTGATTATTATATTATTGAATATTGGAGAAAGCGAGTCTTGCCAATGGACTGTGCCGACCAAATATTTAAAATTGCAGAACGATATAAAAAGATAAAGCGTATAAATATTGAAACAATATCATATCAGGAGATGTTAAGAGATTATGTTCATAAAAGAAGTAAAAAAGAAGGAAAATTTCTTCCTGGCATTGAACAAGGAATTAAAGGATATGGCAATCAAAAGAAAAAAGATAGATTATTTGAAGGACTTCAGCCAATGTTTAAAGCTGGGGCTGTGCATTTAAAGAAAGATATGCATGAATTTATTGGCGAATTACTTGATTTTCCAAAAGGAAGCAATGATGATACTATTGATGCATTTTGGTTATCAACTCAATATGCAAAGGGAAATAAAAAAGCAGGAAAGGTCAAAAAAATTAAAGAAGGCGAGAGTTGGGGAAAGCCCAAAAAACGCTATAATTGGATAACAGGGGCAAGGTATTGATTTATATAGAAAAAATATATTATATTACAAGTTATGATAAAGGCTGATAAAAACGTAGAACATATAAAAGATTTATGGAAGAGGTGGTCTGAGGCTAGAAAGGAGTGGGAAACTCATGCAAGGGAAGATGTTGACTTTTATTTAGGCAATCATTATTCAATGGCAGAAAAAGATGAACTTGATTCAAGGAATCAAACATCTGTGCCTATGGATAGACTTTATTCTGCCATTGAACAGTTCAAAGCCATTATAACTTCAAAGACTCCTAAGTTTTCAGCAATGCCAAGAGAAGATTCTGATAGCGATTTGGCTAATGTTTGGAAAATTATTCTTGAATATATATGGGATATATCTGATGGTAATGAAGTATTCAAGCAAGTTGTTCATGATTATGCTGTTACTGGCCTTGGTTATTTTTATGCTTATATTGATAGAGAAGCTGATTATGGAAGAGGCGAAGTTAAATTTACTTATGTTGACCCATTTAGAGTTGTTGTTGACCCAAATTCAAGAAATAGATGGTTTGATGATTCAACTGGTATGATGTTATCTACAATATTTACAAAATTTCAATTATTAGATTTATATCCTCAATTAGGTAAGCCTGATGAAAAAACAGGGAAGATGCTTATTGATGAAATTGAAGGGTTTTCTGAAGATGAAACTTATCCATCTCCAGTAAATGCAAGAGTTAAAGGTTCGTTTACACCTGATTATATTAAAGATTTAGATAAAGGGGAAGGTTCTGAAAAATATCAATTAATGGAATACTTCTCAAAAATTAAAGTACCATATTACAGGATATTTAATATTCAAGATGGAACTGAGAAAATATTAGATATGGGTAATATGGAAAAATTTGTAAAAAATCCTCAGGTTGAAAAAGCAGTTGAGAAAGGGCTTATTGATATTGTTGAGGTTCAACAAACAAGAATTAAATTAACATGCATTATAGGCCAAGTTGTTTTATATGAACATATTTTAAATACTGATAAATATCCTATTGTTCCTGTTCCTAATATATGGACTAATACTCCTTATCCTATGAGCGATGTTAGAAAAAATAAGGACTTTCAAAGATATTTAAATAGAATTATGTCTTTAATTACATCACATGCACAATCATCTGCGGGATTAAAATTACTTATTCCGCAAGGAAGTGTTGATGATATTGAAGAATTAGAAAGAGATTGGGCAAATCCAAATGCAACAATTGAATATGACCCATCAATGGGAGAGCCTCATTTTCCACAACCATCTCCTTTATCAAATTCAATTTTAAATTTACCTCCTATGATTGAAAAGTATATTGATTTAAATATGGGTATATTTGAAATGATGCAAGGAAATACAGAAGCTGCTCCATCTACATCCTCAGCTACTATGATGCTTGAAGATTTTGGTCAACGTAGGAGTAAGTCAAAATTAAGAGATGTTGAAGGAAGTTTAAAGAGACTTGGACAAGTTTTATATAATTTTGCAAAAGGACATTATGATTTTCAAAAAACATTTAGAGTAGTTCAACCCAATAATGATATGTCTGAATATATGGTTAATGTATATGATGATAAGTCACAAGAATTAGGAGCAATACAAAATGATTTAACAATAGGTCAATATGATGTAAGGGTTATAGGAAATTCAACAATGCCTTCAAATAGATGGGGTGAATGGTCTGTTTATATGGAAGCATATAAAATGGGACTTATTGATAGAACTGAAGCATTAAAGAAAACCGATATATTTGATAAAGAAGGGGTTTTACAAAGAATGGATATTATACAACAATTACAGCAACAGTTGCAAGGTGCTCAAGAACAAATTAAGAAGTTGTCAGGTGACCTACAAACAGCTCATAGAGAATCAGTGCAATCACGTAAGACAACTGAGGTAGAGAAATTTAAAGGTAGATTGAAAGATAAAGAATTAACTGCTAAACATGATAGCAGAGGACAAATTGATAAACTAACTAGCGCAGTTAAACTGGAATCAGAGAAATCACGTTTACGTGGTGAAGCTCAAGAGAAACTACAGAAATTGCAGAGAAAAGGAGAGTAATCATGGATAACGCATTTGAAAATGAAAATCAGAATAATTCTGGTCAAGTCAGTGATAATGTAGGGCAAGATGAAGGTGGTCAACAGCAAGAGAATTCTGGTGATTGGGAATCACAAGCAAAGTATTTTCAATCAGAAAAGGATAAACTTCATGCTGAAAATCAAACTCTAAAGCAATATGAACAAGTTGGAAGAATGTTGGAATCACGACCAGATATAGTAAAGGAAGTTACTACTATGCTTAAAGGTGGTCAACCAGCTCAACAAGAGAATATTACATTAGAAAAAGATGAATTCGACCCGTGGGAAGCCTATAATGACCCATCATCTAAATCTTATAAATTCAGACAACAAGAGTTACAGCAATCTATTGATGGTGCTGTTCAACAAAGTGTTAAGGGGATTCAAAAGCAAGTCGGTATGAATAATCTTCAAAGTGAATTAAAATCTAAAGGCTTAACGCCAGAAGAGGTTGAATCATTTATGGAGTTTGCTTCAAGAAATCCTGCTGAATATGGCGTTGATGGTGCTATAAATATGTGGAAAGCAGTATCTCAAGGTAATGAAGCTCAAGGACAGACTCAAAATAGTCCACTTGACTCTATTCGTCAAAATCAACAAGTTCCACAACAAGCTGGAATCCTTAATGGACAACAGCCAGTGAAATCTGATGAATCTGATGATAGATGGAAGGGTGTACTTGGAGCGTCTAGAGTGGGCAATAAGATACCGTAAACTAGAATACAAATAGGGCGAAAGCCTAAGGAGATGTCATAATGGCAAATCAAACTGGAACATTGTATTCGTATAACGTTGACCAGACAGGGAACACTGTGCCTAGCGCAGTAGGAGCTTCTGCCGATTTAAGACGAATACACAATTTTGGCGATAGAGTCGCTGAATTAGCTCCAGAGGAATCTCCATTTTTTGTATATCTTAATAAGGTAGCAAAAGTACCAACTAATGACCCTGTTTTTAGGTTCTTAGAAAATCGTTCAAAAATCGATTGGACAAGCAGAAACTTTTTTATTGATGGAACAGCTTTAACTAATGTTGCAGCTGATTCGTCATATACAATTCAGGTTGATGATAATGCGTCTACACCTGCTAAAATTGATTGGCTTGTTAAAGGAATGGTTTTTGCGGTTGAAACAGATAGAACAGCACAATCTCAAGTATTATTTAGAGTTGAGGGGATTACCCAAAATACTTCAGATACTACTGTAACAGCGAGATGTATTGCTTTATCTAATTCAGCTAACGATTCAACAGCATATAATGACATTGCAGATGGTGATGAATGTCAAATTATAGGTACTTCTTTTGCTGAGGGTTCAGGTTCGCCTGACGTTTGGTCAAGTCAGTTAGATGATGATTTTGGTTACTGTCAAATATTTAAAACAGCAGCTGAAATGACTAATACAGCGAGTGCTACTAATTACAGAGGATATGCAAATGAATGGGATAGAATCTGGAATTTAAAACTAAGAGAACATAAAGTAGATATTGAAA